TTAGGTTGTGCATAATAACCTCCATGCACATAGAATAACATAACAAAGGGGTTTTCATTCATACGCTTCACCTCTATATTCTACTACTATCTAGGTGTTTTGTGTTGATTCCTTAACAATAATTTATACCTACGAGTTTATACCTATAAAAAAAGGAGGGTTGCCCCTCCCAGTGATTTACTTATAAAGCCACTGAATGTATGATGACAGTAATATGGTCATCAACGCAATCGCAGCAGTTGAAGATATGATGACTTGTCCCATCACTTTGCTCCAACTAGTTGTGCTAGTTGTGCCTGATGACGACGCTCTTCTTTTTGCTTTTGCTCTTTAATGATTTGAAGGAAGTTAAGTTTTTTCATCACTTGTGTCCCTCCTTTACAAACTTAACACCACGATAGGTTTCGTTGTATTGTTGGGCTTGTTGTTGCATTTGCTGTTGATATTCAATACGCTTTTCGGTATCGTATTCAACACCACGATATACGACTTTAGACATTAGGTTTTCTCCTTAGTTTTTTAGGTTAAAGAGCGTTCCTTCAGTCGGCTTTTGCGTCTATGGGGCAAGTCTTTGGTGAAATCTGTTTGATCTCCCAAATAATATCATTCTTTGCTTGATTGGGAATGTCCTGTTTAAGAACTCTTCCTGCCATTAATTGTGCCTGTAAACAAGTAAGAATGATTGCTTCCATAGATGAACGATCCGTTCCGAGTCGGCTTACTTCCGTCTGGTTTTCCAGATGAACGTAGAGGCATTATACCTCGTTACGATAATTTATACAAGTTTTTTTGTAAAATGTGATACACTTTTAAAAAACTTTAAGAACTCAAAATTTTGCCGGGAAATTTTCCCCCGATCCTAGGAATCACTTCCGCTTTTTGGTTTTGGGTGCTTGATAACCCCAGGTCTTTGGATTGATTGTGCCGAATCCAAAGTCAATGCTCTTCAAGTTCTCACGAAACTTATCCCAATACATATCAAACAATTTGCTTCTGCTACCTTTGGTCAGATCAAAACAAACTCTATCATCTACAAGATACTTCACGATATAAGCATCTCTAGGTGCTTCTTTGGTGCAGACTTCGGCATACGAACCATTCTCAACGAGAATCTCACAACCGTAACGAGTCTTACAGGTTTCTTTTTCTGATGATGTCCAATGGTCCATATGCTTTTCTGTACTTTGTTCTTTCTCAATTACCTCACGACTCACGAACGATTGCCCCACTGAATATCGGGATATGCCTCCATTACAACTTCTTTTGTAAGGTTATATTTGTCCGAAAGTTTCTTGTCTTTGATCAGGCAAAGGATCTCTGATTCCAGTGGATGAAGTCCTTCTAGAATATTGATGAACATTGTCTCACGACGAATGTTATTCAGAGCATCATTACCACCTTTAACAAAGTGATACAGGTTCACATACTCTCTACGAAGTGTGGTATGTCCCTGCTTATCAGTTGCTCCAAGAGAGAATGATCCAGTCTCGTGCATTCTACGAATCTCTTCGGTGATCTTCGTAGAAAGACTGCCACTATAAGAAGTCTGATCAGCATATCCAGAATAAGGAACTGGTCCCTCTGGAAGAACTGAAATCACAGTCTCATCAAAGTTCCAGAGCAGAATCACCTTCAGTGAAATGTGCTCATATTTTTTGAGAACTTCTACCTTCTTAACATTAGATCTTTGCTTTGATACAAGGTCTAGAACCTCAAAAGCAAAAGGATTGGTAGGTAGTTCTGGAATTGGAGTGACCTTAACAGTCTTGGGAGTTGTTTTGGTCTTAGTCTTCGTCGTCGTCGTTGTCATAATTTTCGTCGTCAAAATAATCTGGATTAAATGAAATAGCTAAAACTTCATCGGGAATTACATTACCATTCTGATCATAGAATTCTGGATGTAACTTTGGAATTTCCCGATAGTTCATCATATATTCTCTTGCCACCCAACCTGCCATTACTCCCACTATAAGAAACAATACTGTTAGAAAGGAACCAAAAACTAAACTAACTGCGAGCATTTCTTTTACCTCGGGAAACTACTTTTCTTTTCCTTGACTTAAAGGAAAACTCAAAATAGATGGTTACTTCCCGATTCAGAAAGCAAACCATCTTCTCAAAGATGATGTGGAACGGTTGAGTTTGCTTTCTTTTTCCTCCATTAAGTATAAGTTCAACGCCACGATTAAAGTGGTCTTCATTTTTATTTATGTCAGGACTTGATAATTTGTTGTTCCTTGAGGAATTTGATTGTGTCAACGGATCCTCCTAATTTCTGGTCATCACAAACGACCTGTGGGAAAGTAGAACCCTCACCAAACTCGGCATAGAATTCTTCTTTAGTAAAATGTTCTCCTAAATTATAAACCACAAAGCTATTTCCTGTCAATTCAAGAACTTGTTTAACTTTATAGCAATATGGGCAATCCTCTTTTGAGTAGATAGTGAAATTCATAAGGCATTGAGATTTATAGTAATTTATAATAGAAAAAAAGGAGGGTATAAAACCCTCCCCATTATACCACCAACTCACCTCTCCCACCACAGAGAAGTGGTCTTCATTCCCAAAGTTACAAGGATATTGAAGACTTGAATATTATAAGGGATTCTGAGTCAGGTGTCAAGCAGGTGGTTGTCCCTCTGGTTTTGGATGTCTTGCTTTTACTGCCTCTACCATCTGAACCCATTTACCATTCTCCAAATTACCAGACTTGATATCATCATAGAGAAGGTTCAGTTGGTCTTTCCAATCTCCATACTCCGCTTCACGATTACGGGCATAGAGGTAGTAATTATAAACTTTTACATCGTGAGCGATTTGTCTTTCAACCTCAGACCACTCTGGTGGTTCGGCGTGATCTGGATCTTCATATCTTGTAAAAGTGCGATTATAAAGATCAAACTTTGCGTTAGGTCTTAAAAATTTAATAGCAGTGTCAACGCCAGGCAATCTCGGTGTGTTTCTCATATGTTTTCAGTAAGTAATAAAGTCATTTACTTGAGTTATTTATCTTATTTCTTTTTGTTTCCTGTGTCTTTTTCTTTGTCTCTTTACTTTTTGGTTTACCATATTGTGGATGGTTTTTTCCACTATTAATAATACTTAATTTTCTTTTAGTTTCATCAGACATTATTTTTCCCGTATTAACTTCACTCAATCTTTTTTTCATTTCTTCCGATAATGTTTTTCCTTTGTGTATTTGACTAATTTTTGCTCTGGTTTCTTCAGAAACTATTCTTCCTTTTAATCTATCACTGATCTTTTTTCTTGTTTCTAAACTTGGAGATTTTCCTTTATTATGTGCTGGTTTTCCTTTGTGAGATAAACTCATTTTCATTCTAGTTTCTTCAGAAATCTTTTTAGCAGGAGGTCTTCCTTTTTGTGCCTCACTTAATCTTTTTCTAGTTTCATCGGAAACTTTTCTTCCTTTTCCATTTTGACTTATTTTTTTCTTTGCTTGTTCTGTATGCTTATATCCAGAAGATCCTTGACCCCCATCACTCCTATTATGGAGAATACCAGTTCCTAAATCTTTTCTACCAAAGACAGCAATCATATACTTTTCGTGCCTAAATGCTTCTTCTTCTGTAAGATTTCGTTTTAAGAATATTACTCTAAATTTATCTTTAGGAGGTTTAACATATCTCCTATTTCTAACATAAATTCTTTTACCAGAACCCTTACCAATATAATAAGGAGTTCTGTCTTCACGCAAATAAGCGTAAGTATAAAACCTATTAGGGTCTACCATTCTTCACTCTAAACTACCGCATAAGTATTTATAATAGAAAGGAGGCACCAAAGGCACCTCCCACCTGGAACGATTGCGGTAGTTCAGGTATTACTATTTATCACTCTGCTACTGGTGCTTCTGGGGTAACGAGATCCCATTGAGTGTTCTCTTCGTCCCACTGATAACGGGAACCAGCAGCGACTTCTGCTTCGGTCAGTTCAGGAGCAGGACCAACAGGTGATTCCCAGTCGGCAGTTTCGTTATTGAGTACCCAAGACTCAAAAGGCTTTGGTGCGACGAAGGCATCCAGTCCAGCATTGAATGAGTAACCAACGCCAGCATAACGCTTTCTGATGCTGCTGTTATAAGAGGTCTGAACCCACTTACCACCTAGAAGCTTCTTACAGAAAGCAATACCTAGAATCTCATCCTCTTCGCCAGTATGAGGATCGGTAATATCTTTGTTATCTACTACGATAACTTGTGTGACGATGTTGTTCTCGTCTAATCTTGCGTAGTGCGCCATATGTCTTTAAGGAATATAATAAATGAATGGTATGTTTTTATTTATGTATTATGGACGATAAGTAACTTTTAAATCTTTTATAAAAAATAAAAGACTCAATCTATCATCAACAAACTTTGTAATTCCGTGAGGTATGGTGGCATCATATAATATCATCTTATTAAACTTATTCTCAAATTCATAAACTAATTTATATTTTCCATCTTCATTTTTGTAAAGTGATGTTCCAGAATGTCTGTCTGAATTTTCATTTAAGTATATAACCCCAGCATATAGTACATCAACATCTTGATGAATTACCTGTATTTCTGGAATATTATCATCAGAATTAACCAATGAAAAATAAGAAGACACTCTCCAATCACAACTTTCAACTTTAGAAAAATCAATTAAATGTGAAATGACTCCATAGCACAAACTTTCAAAAAATTCTGGATAGATGTTGTGTAATTGTAAACTTCGTTTTCCAGCATATCTTCCCACAGAGATAGTTTCTGGATGTTTATCAAAAGTATAAAACTCTAAATTTTTTGAAAGATCTATGATTGATTGAGGATTTTCAAAAAAATTTTCTATTTCAATATATTTCATTGTTTATGAAGGATAAGCAATTATAACTATACCAGATCCACCAAATCCACCTCTTACTGAAGTTGGTCCGTTGGAAACTCCTCCTCCACCACCACCAGTATTGGCGGTTCCAGAAGTTCCATTGCCGCCATTAACACCAGCACCTCCTCCACCAGCACCTCCAGATCCTGGTGTTGAACCAGAACCACCACCTCCACCAGAATAAGTTGCTGATGTTCCAGAGATAGAAGAAGATGTTCCTGCTCCTCCAGCTCCGCCAGTAGTTACGGATCCAGCACTACCAGCAGCACTTGCTCCTCCTCCACCGCCGCCACCAT